CAAGAAGGTTTTCAACTGACGAAGAGCAATCTCCTGCGCTCGTGAGCTAGTGTGTCTGATATTTAGGATTTGTCGAATATCACCAGAGCCTTCAGTGTCCGCAAGCTCAATGACTAGCTTCTTGTTACTACCCACACCATCTTCAATCCGGGCGTCCGTACACTTTACATGGTAGACGCCCTCTACAAGACGAGAGCTTCCTGTGCTTTCTTCTACACCTGACAAGTCAAGGCTACCAAAATTCCAATCGTTCATAATTTACTCCTCTGGGTGAGCCATTCGCGCAAGAAGCGCAGTTACGTCATCAATCTTTTCATACGGCTTCAGAACATTCATCGGGTCACGAGTTTTCCCGTGCCAGCCAGACACCTCGTCCGTGACGATGTACCTAGTGACTTTAGGCATGCCCTTGTCGTTCGTCTCAGTTCGACGAACACCACATAAAACATGGTCAAAGAGGGCAGGAACTTGTTTGGCTACCGCCGCACCTTTGACCATGGGCCAATAATGGGTCACATCATTGGCGTCCTTTTCCTCTTTCGCGAGACATGTCACATAGACGTGCATCGGCAAGTCTCTGATCCATTTCAGCGCACCGATCATAATCCGTGCGTTGTCGCCATAGAGTTTGAAGTTGTTGCCGTCTTTGTTCTCGGCTTCAAGATGCTCCATCAGACGGTCAGACATCTCTGTCAGACTGTCGATGGCAATCCACTTGTATCCTGCCTCGGCAAACTCAGGAGTCTTGATCATCTGCATGATGCCGACAAAGCTAAACACTCCCTCTTCGGGGTTGTGTTCACCACGCCACGAAGAGAACGGAACATAGTCGATGTCCACGTCTTCGATTGACTTCAGTCCCGCCTCACCAGACAGAATAAGTCCCTTGCCAAACCGCTTCTCGTAGTACCGACACTGATACGTCTTTCCAAAACCATGGTGTGCATACAACAGGGTCTTAGTCGGGCCATCTTTTTGGATGTCCCTTGTGCTAAATGTCTTAAACATTAGGGCTGATCCTTACTTTTGGCTTTTCAAGATTGCGCGTCAGAGCATGCTTCAACTGTGACTGCTGTTCTGTTGGAAGTTTTTGAAACTTGCGCTTGTCGACAGTGAGTGATCTACGCACGAACTCAGGGAGCGGGGCTTGACCGAAATGCGTCTCAAGAGCCTCTTTATCCCAAGACCAACGCTCTGTTCGGCTAACCACTATGTCATATTTGCCAGCAGACTTCGACAGCGTCCCGCCCTCTTCGGGGAACAGGCGTGCTATCTCAGCCTCTAACTGACCGATACGATGCTCGACGACCTCACGCTCAAGATGTAGATGGTAAAGCTCATTGGCTAGAGGCTCTAGCCGTTCCGAATGGATATCAGCAGGTTTTTGTTCGTGTTCCCGCTCAAACACTTGCCAGTTATCTGTCATATTTTCTCCTTTTCAACACCAGCAAATCGTTTGGTGTCTTGTCAACACCTATAGGTGTATAGTAAACAAGACGTGAATGCAAGCAACTTTTGGAAAGGAACACCATGAAGCTGAACATCCAAAAACTTATTTCAGATTTGGGAGGAGCGTCATCGGTTGCACAGATTACTGGGGTTGTCCGCACAGCACCGTATGGGTGGGTGTCCCGCTCGTATGTTTCGAGTCACGTTCTTGAGAAGATCAAAGAACATGACCCCGACTTAGACATTGACATTTATTTTGAGGAAAAACATGACGGGAAAACTGGAAGCGGCTCTTGAGTATCTGGACAGGGGATGGGCAATTATCCCCATCCGACCAGAAGCCAAGCGGCCACAAATTAAATGGCGGGAGTTTCAAGACAGACTACCCACAGAAGATGAAGTTATTGACTGGTGGACAAAGTGGCCAGACCACGAAATCGCAATCATCACGGGCGAGATCAGCGGCATTGTCGTTGTAGACTGTGACAACCAAGAGGCGTTGGAGCATGCCCTTAACACAGGTATGCGCTCACCCATACAGGTAAAAACAAAGCGTGGGGTGCATCTGTACTTCGAGCATCCACGCGACGGCGTTCGCCGTGGCCCTCGCGCAGGAGTAAACAGCACTGGCTCAGACTGGCCGAAGATAGACGGCCTCGACTTCCGGGGTGACGGCAGCTACGCGCTGCTGCCGCCGTCGAAGAACTACGTCTGGGACTATGCTGCTGGCTGTGACTGGGACGACTTGCCTGTCTGGAAAGATTGGAAGCCATCCTTGCCAGCGATGGACGGACTTGAGTTTGAGTTCAGTGAGCTTGACTTGTCGTCGATTGACCCGCTGAACCCAGACGAGTTTATCTCGGAATGGGATCGGACAGCGAAGTTTGTACGGGAAAGATTCCCGTCGACCCTCCGCATTCCGTCTGGTCTTGGCAACGGACGCAATGAACGTGTGATGAAGTACATCAGCGAGAGCATACTCGAAGGCTGTTTTGGCCCAGAGCTACGTCTTCGCGGTATCGCGTTTATGAATGAGTTCTTCGAGACCGCTCTCGATGAGCGGGAGTTCGAGGCCACAGTTGCCTCGATGGAGCAAGCCGAAAAACGCAACCACCCAGAGCGGTTCAACGAGAAGGGCGAGTATATCCACAAGCCTAACATCTTGCCGAAGGACAACAGGGAGTTGCGTGAGCGTCGACTTATCCAGATGCAGGATGCTGACCAACTGCTCAAGGACGCAGACGCAAAGCAATACCTCATCGAACCATGGCTCCCAAAGAACACAATCGTGCAAGTCTTCGGCTACTCTGGCCACGGTAAGTCTTTATTTATACAACATGCTATGGGCGCACTGACGGCTGGCAACAGATACTTCGGGCCATTTGAGATTGGACGCCCTGCTCGTGTCCTGTACATGGACTTTGAGATGGGCATGGCAACCATTGCTCGCCGCCTGATGGACTTGAAGAGTGTGCATAATGATACACAGGATAGGCTCAACATCTGGACGCCATTCATCGACAAGCGCGAAATCAATCTACACAACCGTGAGGGACTGCAAGAGTTGCAGGGGTGGATTGAGTTCTGTGACCCAGACGTAATTGTCATTGACACGATACGATCTGCCTACCCCGGACTACAGGAAAACAGCGCAGACGAATGGTCGAAAGTGAACCAGCTCGCAGTCAAGCTCAGAAACTCTGGTCTATCTGTCGTGCTTGTGCATCACAGCAACAAGCCCAGCGAGAGCGGTATCGGTCGTGAGGCTGGGTCAACCAACCAGCTAACCGTCTTAGAGACCCAGATCAAGGTGACGCAAGTCTTCGAGGACGAGGACACGGCAAAGCAAAACGCTGCTATTTATGATAGCAACTATGAAACCCCCGTCTGGCCCTTGCTGCGTTCTAGTCTGAGTGAAGACTTTCGTCTCTACATGGTGATGGAGATACGTTACGGCAAAGTCCGTGAATGGACAGACTTGCATGACCGTGTGCAGTGGGTTGGCTTTGCGGCGAACGACATAACTGGAGAGAAGAGAGTGGTGTCCAGCAAATCTACAAAGCAACGCGCAAAGGAAATGGCACTCAATGGCTATGACACAGTGTTCATTGCAGACAAGCTAGGTCGTCCGCTTACTCTTGTTCGTGAGTGGCTTGAGATGGACGTATTGACTTAACTTTTGCGCCGGGGAAATATTCTCTGACTTTATCTATCCACGCCGCTATCTCTGGATATCGGCGTCTGTTTTCTTCCTTGTCCCCCGAAATTTTGACAGCGGATTTTGAGGCTTCGACTCTTGTCGAAAGTTGTCGGCACTTAATCCAATCAAGGTACACCTGATCTTTTTTTGTAAGTTTTTTTCTTGCCATTTTTTTGTAGCTTGGATGATACAACCGCACGACTTCGTCTCAACGCGTTTCGTCTAGTTTCGAAGTCGGCCCCCTTGGGGCCGTCTTCGCCGTCTCAACGCTAAGACGGTTGTATCACTTTTGAGTGGATAGTTCAATGGGTGTTTGACAAACACCTTTTGGTGTTGCAAAAATACAACAAATGTCTATACAGTTGTACTGTCAACCAACCACAGGGGTGTTCATGCCAAGGGTTGTTCGCGTCACTGACGAGGACAAAGTTTGGCTCCAGAGAAATCACAAAGATTACACCTATTCTGACATGGCACAGCGCATAGGTTGCTGTGTTGATACATTGAAACGCATTCTTGTACGCGAAGGTTTACAAGAATTCGATGGGGCCAAGTATCAAGTCCGAAGAGATTTTGAAGAGAAGAGTTGGTCGCGCCCATGTATGGGATGTGGCGATACAAAAAAACGCCCGAAAAACTGGTTCTTCTGTAAGTCATGCCGAAAAGAACTGGGGTACGAAGATTGACAACCTCTTCTAAACGAAAGGGTGATGGCTACGAGCGCGAACTCGCTACTTACATTAATGAGAAAACAGGTCTGCAAACCGCACACCGCGCCCCGCTGTCTGGCGGTGGTATGGTCGGCCTGTCTGGTGGAGCAGACATCATCGGCGTTCCAGAACTTTTTATTGAGGCCAAGCGTGTTGAACGTCTGAACTTCCTCGATGCGATCAGGCAGGCCGAACGAAACAAACAAAAAACAAACTCTCCAGAAATACCAGTGGTCATCAACAGAAGGAATCGCATGGCCACTGGAGAAAGCCTGTGCCTTGTGCGGCTAGATGACTTTCTAAAACTTTACGTTAGTCATCTCAAAGAAATGGGTTGTCATGCAAACTCGGAAATGCCCACGATGCCTACAAAAAAAGACAATTTCTAATTTTAGAAAAAGGTCTGGCGCGGACGCGGTAAAGAGAAACAGAGTCGGTCAACCTTATGGAAACTGTCGATCCTGCGAAAACAAACGGAGAGGCGACACACTTCGTGGCTCTCTCGGCGTCTTGCTCCAGCATGCCCGCAAGAGATCAAGGGTCAAGGGCGTTAGATGTGATTTGACAACAGACCAGCTCATCCAACTGGCTCATTCCCAAAAGAGCGTCTGCCCTCTTTCGGGGCAGCCGCTGACTTACGAAACAGGACATGGTGTCGTTTACACCAACGCATCCATAGATCGCATAAAGCACGATGGAGACTACACTTTGAGTAATGTGCGTCTTGTCTGTCGAGTGGTCAACACAATGCGCTCACGTCTGACGGATCATCAACTCTATGAGTGGTGCTTGAAGGTTGTCGAGAACGGACGACCAGATTAACCACACATGACATGATATCGAAATGGCCAAGAAAAAGCGTTGCAACGTATCCCTCTCCGTCAAGCGCGGAGAAAAGAAGCCAGCCAGCCAAGGTGCAGGACTGACTGCCAAAGGCCGTGCCAAGTACAACAAAGCGTGTGGCTCAAAGTTAAAAGCACCGCAACCCGGTGGCGGCAAACGACGCTCGTCTTACTGCAAGCGCAGCGCAGGACAGATGAAGATGCACAACATTTCTTGTTCCAAGACGCCAAAGAAACGTATCTGCGCTGCGCGTCGCAGGTGGAAGTGCTAGATGTCAGACGATTACTGGGATCATATTTCCGTGCAGATCGCGCAAGAGATACGTCAGTGGTCTGACGAAGTTCTCGAACACCCATGCGAGTCTTTCGCCAATCTCCCACCATGCCCCTATGCACGCAGTGCGTGGAATGATAACCGAGTCATGATCCACGTCACTTCAGACTTGGAGGCAGTCACGGAAATCAAAGCGTTCTTCCCACCAACGGAAGATTCGCTCCACATCGTGGCTTGGACTGACTTCGATAACATGACAGCCAATCAGTTCAACGAATGGATCGAAGCAAGCAACGTGAATCACTTTGGAGTCTGGCTTATGGGCTTCCATCCAGACGGAGACGAAGACGCATTAACACCTCACTTTTCTGGTCTCATTGAGGACGACTACGCACTTATTCTTGTGCAATCATTGGGACACTTGGTTAGAGCCTCAGACGCTTTACGCAAGACAAACTATTACAACAAGTTCCCATCGCGGGAGCTACAATATATCCAGAAACGCAAGGAGATTTACGATGCGTGGAATGAAAAAGTCGATGAAGAAGCCCATGCCAGCAAAGAAGAAGGCTGTATCGAAGCGCGGCATAATGGCCAAGAAAAAATCCATTAGGAGAGCATAATGATCCGCAAGAACCGGGGGCTTATCTTCGGTACTCGCGGCAAGTCTCGTGGCCAGCAGACGATGCGTGTTGGCCAGAACCCTTATCGCATGATGAGCAACATGCCAACGCAATTTGGGAGAAGCACAAATGTTAGCCCAGTGTTTGGTAATCGTCAGCGAGCTATGCGGAGACGCTAATGGCAAGCCCGCGCGTAAAGAGAGTCGCACGCAAGACGCAGTCTGCAAACATGCAGCATGCGACCTGCCCTTGTGCGTTGAGAGGTGCAAATGGCAAGAAAGCCAGCAAAAAGGCCAAAGGCTAAGACGTCTGCTAAAAAGGACGCTTGCTATCACAAGGTCAAGTCTCGCTACACCAAATGGCCCAGCGCATATGCATCAGGCGCGCTTGTAAAATGCAGAAAAGTCGGCGCGAAGAACTGGGGTAACAGTGGCAAAAGCAAGAAGCGATAGCCTCAAGAAGTGGTTCAGCCGCAACAATGGCAAGGGTTGGGTCGACTGCAAGACAGGCAAGCCATGCGGACGAAAGTCGGCGAAGGGTGGCAGTAAACGACCCTATCCGGCTTGCCGCCCGACGAAGGCTCAATGCACCAGCGCGTCCCGAAAAAAGAAAGGGCCAGCAAGAATTAGCTGGAAGAAAAAGAAATGAGTCTATGTCCCCGATGTGGACACGATTCACCAGTGGAAGTCCACGGCCACATTCAGTGTGGATTTTGCCACCTCTACCTCGAAGAATGTTGCTCAGGAGAACAATGCCATGCCACGCGTCTTGACCACCAAGCAGAAGAAGATTGCTCGTGTCGCGAAGCCCCGGAACAAAATAACAGGGGCTGACTTCAAGAAACTTAAAAAGAAAAAGAAAACGCGTAGCGCGTAACCCATTGGCTAAGTAGTCCCCATACCCACCTTCCCCGTAGGGACGACACCAGACGCGGTTCCTGCGACCGTTGTTGTATGTTGTATGTTCTTTTCATAGTTATACCGCTTCAAACTGGCATCTTTCAGGTCGTGGCCCCACCAGTTGATGGCCTCACTCTGGAAGAGTGTATGGATCAGGCACACGCAATCGCGCTAGACAAGACGGCACTTCTCGCGACTTGCATGCCTTACAAGCCAGTGAAGAAGACGGCAATCTAGGACGACCCAAAAGTCCTCCCCGTTTTACAATGCTTGCAAGGGTGTTGAGTGGGAGCGTTTGTCTTGGAACCAGTGTCAATGATGGCGGCATTCACCGCTGTCAAATCCGGCATAGCAATGGGTAAAGAAATCCACTCCTTGGGTAAGGAGTTGGGTTCGCTTTTCGACATGATCGACGGTGCGAAACGGACGCACAACAAAAAGAAATCTGGTCGTTCAGCAAACGAGGAAGCCCTCGAAACATTCGTTGCCAAAAAGCAAGCGGAAGACTTGGAAAATCAGCTTCGCGATATCGTAATCCAGACTCGCGGCATTAGTGCATGGCAAGAACTTGTACGTCTTCGTGCCGACATACGAGTTAGGCGTCAACAGGAGCATGAAGAAAGTCTAAGACGGCGTGATCAGGTGATTGAGGCGACACTAATGTGGATTTTAGTCGCCACTATTATTGGGATCGTCTTGAGCGTGGGCCTTGCGATTTATCTCGCGCGGACTGGGCAACAAATAAACAGCCCATTCTTCTAAATATTGAGGGGCTTTCGGCCCCTCAACATACGCTTTCTTATCCCGACCAAGAAACCCGATATACACCAGAATTTTGAGATATCGACTACATGCACTTTGACTTGACCCAACAGCACTAGCTATCTTCGTCTGGCTTGTCTGTGGTTGGCTCGATTGGCGGAGGTGCTTTAGTATTTTCACCGCCATCACTTTCTGGTTGCGTGTTAATCTGTGCATCCTTTTCTTCCACCCTACTTATGGTGTTGTATACCCAAGCACTGCTGTTGAGTGCTTGGCTTGTATAATCCAAGACAGACGTTGCGCCACCTTTGTTAAGCACGTTGTCTGTAAAAACAAACTCAATACCAAGTATGTTTTCTTGTGTCTTGAGAATGTAAACTTCTGCCACTTTAAAAACTTGCTGTTCGGTCATGTTTTATCCCTCGCTTTTCGGAGCCAACAGTCGGCAATTCTCTTCACTTCTTCTGGGGTGAGAGAGTTTTTATCAATCTTCATATCTATAAGCGTGTCAATGATGTCATCGACATCGGCTTGGGCAAATCGGGTGTCCATTGTTTGCCTGCTTGCTTCGCAGGTTTCGATTAACTTTTCGAGAAGGTCATTCATATTTTTCTTGTCTTTTGGTGACATGGGCAGGATATACTTAGCCATGTTTCTACGTCCTTTCTGTGTCGCGCGTGTGACTTCAGCCACCTTTAGTGTAGTTGTTACAGTTCAAATTGCAACCAATTCATATCTTTAGGTGTTACTTAGGTACATCAGTGAACATACTTTACTCTTTTGAACCCCTTGGTAAGGGAGAGGTCGATGGTTCAAGTCCATTCAGCAGCACCATTTAAGTAGCTACAGTAGTTACTGTTTTTTCACCAACCGCATCCAGATTTCATTTTTACTAGTCACTCGTGTGTCAAGAACGTGCCATCACGTCTTAGGAGTTCTATTGTGTTCGCAAGGTGTGAGGGCGCAAGGTGCGAATACCTCATCACCATTGCCATACTTGTATGGCCAAGCAGGTCGGCCACTGCTCTCAAGGACGCACCTTTTTGGACAAGGTGCGACGCAAATGTATGTCTGGCATCATGAGGACGGAAGTCTTCAATACCAGACGTTTCGATAGCCCTAGACCAAATATTGTAAAAGCTATCATAGTCCCAAGCACTGCCATCAGGCCGCTTAAAAACACGCCCAACCTCACGCTCTCCCAGTACGTCCAGCACTTCTGGTACTAGCGGAACCGCCCGGACTCTACGCCTCTTAGACTTGCCTTTATATGTTGTAAAGTTTGCTGAACCATCCCTCACAAACTCGCCTATCCTGCATCCTGAAAAAAACAACATAGTCACAATGCTCCTGATGCTTTCACTGCAAGACGCAATAAGGTGGTCACGTTCCTCTTCTGTAAGCCAGCGTAGTCGACTGTCATCAACCGAGGGTCGAACCAACTCCAAGTCTGGAGTTGGCACCCCCATGGCTTTTGCGTGAGCAAGCATTGCTTTGATGCTATTAATCTCACGCGCGACGGTGGACGCCTTGTTGCCCCTGCCCGTAACGTAACGCTGAATGGTCGCTACGGTCAGGTCACACAACGCTACTTCACCAAGACTTTCAACAAGTCCTTTCATGATTACTTCTTCAGTGAGTCCCGGCGGGTTCGGCCTTGTTAAGAACATACGAGCGGCGTCTTGAAGTGTTAGCTCACTCGAATCCTTTGACATTTTGCCCGCCATTGCATCATGAAGGACGCGGCTTAACACTTCACTGGCAAACCGTTTCTGGTGGCGTGGGAAGCCTGTGCTTTTCCTTACGCGCACCTTACAGCCATCTGGCCCTATGACGGTGCCAGTGACGTGCCATTTTTCATTCCGTATCGTCAGAGCTAGAGGCATTTTTACTCCTATACATGTACTCAAATGGATCGTTTTCTGTATACTGTTCATCCCAATCTTTAGGCAGACCACCACTCGCAAGGCGATATGAGTTGTCGTCGACTTCAAAAATTGGCAAGGCTTTTAATACAATTTGCGACCTCGTGTTTACGCCAAACTTTTTGGCTATCGTCCGAACATGCACTTTGGCTGTGTTATCCGAAACGCCAAAACGCTGTGCGATTTCTAGGTTACTTGCTCCACGCATGAGCATCTGCAATGTCGCGTGTTGCTTGGTTGTGAGATGTGGAATCTGGTGGTGTTCTGCGTGGGTAATTTTTCCACCATCCTCCCCGTTGCTCGTTGACAAGAGTGAGGCTAAGATTTGATCTAGCTTCCACTCGATCCGGTCTAGTTGGTTCATACCAATGTCCTTGTCGTTGTTGTTGATACATGTTTACTGCACAACAACGAGGTGGAGCTTGATGTGGTGCGGACCACGAGGACGCAGGGCGTCCGTATGTACTGCCATCTCCTTCTCTTCTCATATCTAATTCCTTCTTCGAGTTGTGTATAAGACTTTATACACCCTTCGGTGTATAATTAGCAAGTTCTAGTTTGATGGTAGGCAAAAGGTCGCTGAATCGGTCAACCGTATCCGTGACTGGGTCAAGGTGGTCCAGTGCTTTGTCCATCCCCGCTGGATTGATGAGCACCCATTCTTTCGCGTGCTCTGGCATCGCCGTCTGGAAACTTCGTGCGAGCATGTACTTCTTGTCGCCGTCCCCATCCTTCCAGCCAATCACAACCAAGTCGCCGGTAGTCAGCCCAGACAGTTCACCCTCGCTCAACCAATCACCCTCAATGGCAAACACGCCCTTCTTCTTCGGGTTGTAGCTTTCGATTCGCTTCATCCACCAGCCCTTGCGGAAAGCCTTGCCAGACGCCTTCGCCTTTGGCTTGAGCGGCTTGCCTGTCAGGGTCTCGAAGTCGATGCCCTTGGCCGACAGTTCAGCACCAATCTGTGCGACCAGTTCGAGTTGCTCGTCTTCCTTCATGGCGCGGAAGAGTTCCATGATATGTGTTGTAATGTTCATCTTCTAGTTCCTTTCTTCACCAGTTCGTATTCGTGATCTATGATTCCGATAGACGCGTTGCCGACAATCTGTTCCTTAATCCAGCGTCTGGTCACGCGCCCGTCCCTGTGGTGGTACGTTCGCCAATGTCCTCGACGGACATGCTGGCGTCTTGGCGAGCCACCTGCACCACTGAACATGCGCTCGTAACGCTTAGTCCCTCGTGGCTTGGGTAGGTCAATCTCCAAGACGCGCACCTCATTGCGTGGCACGCGTCTTCCGTATGCGATCCGTGGCTCCACAGTTTCGTGCGTTCTTTGGATGATGTGGTGTGGATAGTTCAGCAGAGCCATCACGGATATCAGGAAGCGCAAGTCTGAGTCATACACCTTGCGCTCCATAGCATGCGTTCGTCTGAGGGTTTCCATCACCTTCTGGTCGCCAAGTTGCATCACGGTGGCTTCGTGTATGCCAGCGGCAATGTGTTCGTACAGATGGCTCAACGCTCTGCGGTTGCGTCCCTCGAAGCGTTCCCTGTCCATCCAATACTCAACGTAGGAGTTGCCAATATAGTGGGTGGCGTCATTCACTTGCTGTCTTTCAAATGAGTGACGCCTCGCCTCCTCCCCCTTCATGCCCTTGCTTGGGTCGTGCGTCTCCATGATAGACCAACGCTTCACCCAGCCCCAGTTTAGCGCACGGTCTTGGCTTGCATACATGGCAGAGAACGGTGCCATCAGCTTGCCGCCAGCCTCCAGACTGTACTGGTGGTACAGAGGCGTGGGTGAGCTGCCGCTCTCACGATGCCAGACGTGGTAGCCCACCACTTCTGCCACCTCCTGGCGAGGCTCCAGCTTGTCCATCCCGCCAAGCATCTGCCCCCACAAATCGTAGACAATTTCCATGCGCTTCCGCTCGTTCCATTCGATCCACATATTCTCGAACGGTGGCTTTGCGACAGCAAACATGTCTGCTAAGACGTGAGGTGCGACCATCGACGCATGCTGTGCATGAAGCAACAGGCTGTCAGAGATGCGAACCTTGTTGGCTTTCAGCAGTTCCTGCCGCACCCAGTTACGCTCCTCTTCTATCTGCTTGTGCTTCGTCTGGTGATAAAACGCACGTCGCGGGTCATTGAGACCCGCGATTAGCTGGTTGAAGAAATCAGTCATCACTGCACCTCATCCCTAAAAACACCACCGATGGTGTCGCCACACTCATCTTCCATAGAAGTTTCGCCTTCTCGAATGACCTCATCAGCATCAAAGTCAAAGCGTTTCGCAAGTTTGCGAAGCTCTCGCCTCCCCCAAATAGATTGACGGCCACCGCCATCCTGAAACCACATGGTAAACCATTCTTTGTGTTCACTCATCAGAAACCTCCCGAATACTGAGCGTGTTTTCCTCAATGTACCTTTCATGATCATCATTCGTGACATCGAAAATATCATGTGCGAGATTATGCGCCTCATCTTCATCAACCGCAGTGACACGAATTTTCTTAGTTACAATCGCCTCTATCTGCACGTCCCATGTCTTGCTCATTTGTCCCTCCGAAGAAAATCAGGAATGCTCAAGTCAAGTTCGTCTTGGCTCTCGTCCACAACGATCTGGCGATAGCGACCAGTCGCATCGCCGTGCTTGAACGCTTGCGGCAGATGCTCGAACATCAACTTGAAGAACGCTTGCTGTTCAGCGTTGGACTTGCACACAAACCCAGCGGCACCGAAGATGTCCTGCATCGCATGGCGCAGGGTGTCCTCGACAGTCTGCCACTCGGCCTGTGTGTAAACAGCGTCCACCGTAGACAGGTGTGGGATGTCCCGCAGTTTGCGGACACGCTCGGCAATCGGACCCGACAGTGACGCAGGGCTGGTGCTTGGGAAGCGTCTGCGGTAATCTTCCGCCGACGTGACTGGCTTAGGCGTGTACGTCTTGGCCTTGGTCTTCGTCTTGCGAGGCGGCGCGGGAGTGTAGTTGGTAGCTGGCTCCCGCGTCTCCGTTTGTGGCTGTGTTACTCCGTAATCCGACAGCTTGCTGTCCGTTATCGCATTCACTGCGTCTTGCGCTTGCTTGGTCATAGGCTTGTTCCTTCTCTGAACGTGTTGGTTTGGTGCGGAAGAACCCCGCATGGTCTGGGTAGTAGTGATGAAACAGGCGTGCGTAGTAGGCACGGTGATTGTTCGATAGCTTGAACTCACCCGACCCTGTTTCAATCTCGGTGTGCCAGCGGATACGCTCGAACAGAGCGTTGACGCTGTAGTTGGTGTAGCCACGCTTGATAACATCGAACGTGAACTTCACGAGTAGGTCGAACACATGCGGGTTCTGCTTGTGAAACGCCCACCATTCCTGCTTCAAGTCTTCACCAGATTTAGCCATGATGGCACCTCATGATTTGTCCACTTTCATGGTCAGATAACACAAGGTCAAAGCCACTATCGTAGCTGTCACTCATCGTCTGTCTCCTCAATTTCAAAGTAAAAGAAAATACGGCACTCTTCCCCCATATCATCAGCAATAAACCAGCCTGATGGGTCGCCGTTTTCCTTTGCGGGGCAAGTTTTCATCCATTCCCAAAACTCTTCTCTAGTCATAGCCTTTTCTCCTTTTTGTGCAGATGTGCCTTGGCCACCTCGTAGTAGCGGCGGTAACTCTCCACATGGCACGGCACCTCGCCATGCCATGTGTCGAACGGCACCTTGTACTCGTCTGGCATGCACCGTGGCGGGTTGCGCCAGCCGTTGTCTGGCATCACCGTGTGCATGGCCACGCATAGCGTCGGCAACAATTCTGTCGACGCATGTTGTGTTCCGAACCGCCGCACATGTTCGTGCGACAGTTCCAGCGCATGCTCCCAAACCCACTCGAAGTGCGGCTTACTCTTGGCCACCCACTTAGTCATGGGGTGATGCTGATACGCTCTGGCATAGCCGCCATCGAACCCATGCTGACGTGCCGCAGTCGACATCATCTGGCATGCTTCCAAAAGCATCTTGCCAACGTGACGATCTCCAAGTGCGCGGGCCGCGCACTTGGGATCAGCGTCTACGAAGAAGACGTTCATTGTGGTTTCCTCATCCATATGAGTTGCAGATGTCCCAGCGAGAGCAAGACGACAGGACGCCGCTTCCACGGTTTGCGACCCCTCTTGCCTTTCACAATCGGGAAGCCAGCTTCCTTGGCCTTGAACTCCGCTTGCTTCCGCGCCTTCCAGTAATCCTTCATGCGCTTGGCTTGATCTGCTTTCTGCTTGGCAGTCCAGTTGCGACTTTTCTTATCAGAGGTAATCGCGACCACGTTTGTTGAACTCATTTTCTACTTCCTCACATATGAGTTTGATTGTTGCGAAATCGTCGGAACGCACATTGCGATCCCGAACGTGTTGGGCTACGCGTATCCAGAACGCGTAGTGCCAACCCCTTTGTGGCCACAGCGGCAACCAGTCTATGTGCCATGTGGCCTTGCCCTTACGCCGTTTTCTTGGCATCGAGCAATTTGCTGTTGTCTACTTGGAACCGCTCACCCATAAGCGCACGAGCCAAGTTGTCCATGCCAGTGCTGGCCAACTCGTTCAAGTCGCTGATAACCGTGTACTTGGGATAGAAGCGGGACACTGCATTCGAGCAGATGCCAATGCCGATGCAGTCGACACCGTTGTCCGTTGCCATCTGCACAGCATCACGCGTGTGCTGGTTGAGATGCTCGCCGATACCACCAGACGCTGGAAAGCCGTCCGACATGACGATCATCACCTTGCGGCTCTCAGGACGTGCTTGCAGACGACGGTACGCATACACGATGGCCTCACCGTCTGAGTTGTTGCCGCCAGCGCAGTGAACCATCGTCACCATCGCACCCTTGGCCTCGAACAGACGCTCCTCGAACGCCTTGAACACATACATGTCCAGCGGCTCCGTGCGTGAATACCCTCCAAACCTGCGTTCCTTGCGTGATGGGGATGCAATGTTGCTCTCGAAGTCGGAGCGATTGTTGAAGCCAAGCACCTCGTAGCGGATGCCAGTGCGGTCGATGCTCTCACACATGGCAATCGCACACTGCTGTGCAATGTACGCTTCCGTGCCACACATGGAGCCAGACAGGTCAACGAGGATGGTCAACGCAGTGTCAATCTCATTGCTGTCCGAGCGCGTCTTGAACACGTTTGTGCGGCCAGCGAATGCGGCAGTGAAGCGACGGCTGTCAAGACGACCGTTCTCCTGTGCGTAGTCCCAATCACGCTGTTGCTTTGCCATCAATGCACGCTCCAGCTTGCGACGCATGACGTTGACATTGCCAGCCATGTTGCGCAGTTCGCTGTCGTACTCAGCCGCCGTGCCAGTGGTCATGAGTGCATGGCCGAACGGATTTCTGGGATACTTGTTTTTGCTGTCCGTGCGATGGTGCCACTTGTCATGTGCGGTTGACAGCGGACGGTAGCTGTCTGGGCCACTGGTCAGATGTCCACCCTCGCGAAACTTACGCTCGACCGCATCCTTCAAGTCAAATGCGGTGTACACGTCATCGCCAGACTTCTCGCTCACATCACCGTCTGGCGCATCTCCGTGGCCGCGAGGTGCTTCGCTATCGGCATCTGTTTCGCCGTCAGCGTCGCCGCTTTGGCTCCCATCTCCGCTAGTCCCCTCACCATCAGGCTGTTGACCGCTTGGGCCTTCGCGGCCTCTACCGTCGCCATCAGCGTCACCGTCTCCCCCATCTCCAGTTGAGCCGTCACCGTCAGGCGAACCAGTCCCTCGTGTAGGTGTGCCATGCACTGGTCTGTCATCATCGCGATAGTCTCCTTCTCCCAGTTCGCGTTCGATTGTTCGTGCCAGCGCAATCACGTCATTGGTGTTGCGACAGGCGTTGACTGCATCAATCCAGACGCCGAGTTGACGGCGCAGGTCAGCAGGAAGCAGGTCGAGACACTGCGTACAGGTCTCGCCGCCGTAGTCCTTGCGGCCCTCCCATGTGAGAGCCACAGGCGTGATGAAGCGGTCGTCCGCAAGACGTGGATCAGACGGCTTGATGTCCGCGAGGAACTGCTTGTTGACCGCTGTCGCAGTCGCACGCAGGTTCTTCTCGGAGCCGGGGTACTCATCACGCACACGCTTCTCCAGCCAGATGTCTTCGAGTGCATTGGCAAGCGAGCGAAGCAAGACGTTGCCGTCCCGTTGGCATTCGGCCAAGAACTTCTTAGCCACCGCAAAGTTGGTGTGCCGCACATGACCAGCTTCGTGGTCAACGTAGCCGCGCATGACGTCAGCTTGCTCGTCAGTCACGTCTGCGTTGTAGTCAATGCTTGGCAGGTAGATGGTGGAGCCGTCAGTCGCGGCCCCATCACCTTGGAATACAACGGTCACGTCTTCCTTGCGTCCGAACACAGCCGATGTACGTTGAACTTCGTGTGAGAATAGTTCGCCTTTCATGTAAACCTCCTTAGACCGAGAACACACGGTTGGTGATGCCAGCCAGCACCGCACGATCCTGAGCGGAGCAACGGTCAAGGATGACCGTCTCGACCGCTTGCTTGGTCGCGAGGTTCTGGTCGGGCATGAGTGCAGTGAACGTGACCAACGCTTGCGAGAGAGCGATGAAGCCACGCGGTGAGATGGGTTGAAGCACCTTGCTGGTGGTGAACGCGTTGAGATGTTCCTCGACATACTTGCTCACCTTGCGGCGCATGTCAGCCTTGAGCGAGGGAACCGCAGACTTGATGAGTTCCTCACGCTGTGGCTTGTCCATGTATTCGACATGTATCCAGACCTTGAAGCGGTCGAGCAATGCCATCGACTGCGGACGCGCACCCTGATACATGCCGAACTCGTCACCTTGGCCAACGGTGTTGGACGTGGCGAACGCACGGTAGTGAGTGTGCGGTTGCACAATCCGGCCACCGTCTTCGGTGATGACCAAGCCGTTGCCCTCGAACGTGCGTTGCATCACATACGCGACGTCTGGCCTGATGAAGTCCATCTCGTCGTAGCATGCGATGTATGGGCCAGACAGCAGTTGCGGCAGGATGCCGTCCACGAACTTGGATGCGGTGGTGCCGCCATCGTTCGTGAGAACGTCACGACCAATCAAGTCCAAGCGAGTGATCTCGCTGTCGAAGTTGACGCGCCCGAACGGCCAGCACAGACGTGCGGAAACCTGCTCGATAAGTGTCGTCTTGCCTGAGCCAGAGTGTCCATGGAGCCATGCAGGTTGGTTCGTAATCAACGCATACAGGACACGCAGGAGTGACATCGGGCGAAAGACATAGTTGACGTCAACCGTTGGCACATGCGGGTGGATGCCGTCCCACTCCCACACAGGCACGTCAAAGTCGAACGATGAGGCACCCTCACCAGTGATGCCGAACACGTCCTTGGCCTTGCGAAGGACAGGCTTGCCGGATGGGATGGTGCCATCGCCGACAACCTCGGTCGGTGTGTTGACCACAGGCATGGCCACCGCCTTGGCCTTGGCGTCTGCGGCCCT